AGGAGGCAACAAAGATGCCTGAAGCGTTTGAGAATTGCAACAAAGCAGGCGGGAAAATCAGAACCATATCAGGACCTAATAAACAATTCAAGGTGCCTGAAGGCAAATACCGCCGTATCTGAATCAAGGGCGGGAATGTCCATTTAGGACATCTAGCAACACCGAAAAAGAGCACGTAATGGAACAAATCGATCTGAAAAAACTGGAAGCGGTTATCACCGGCAAGGATGCCTCGAAGATCCTCGAAGTGTACTCTTATCTCAAGATTTACAAAGAGGACACCAAGCGCGCGGAATGGCTCACCCGGCGTGATAAGTGCTGGGGCATTATCGAAAACGACAAGGAATCCTGGTGGACCGGTGAGGAGCTTGACGAGATTAGACGGCAAAAGCAGGAGCCCAATGTCACAAACAAATGCGTCAAGGGCGTGCAGGGCAAGGCTGCAATCGTTACGGATCAAAAGCCGGAGATCAAGTTCTTTCCCATCGGCAGTTCTGATCTCTACATAGCGGAACTGCTGAAGCGGGGGCACGATACGGTATGGACAAAAAACGAGGGAAATGACGTTACCTATGACGGCGTGGAGGAAACGCAAGTGGGCGGCATCTCCTTCCTCAAGGTGCGTCACGACCCCTCTAAAGGTCCCTTCGGGAGAATCCTCTTTGAGGAAGCCCCGCCCGAGGACTTCTATTGGGACAGGAACGCCCGCCAGAAAGACCTCTCCGATACGCATATTATCGAGGCAAAGCTACGCTCAAAGCCTTACATCAAAGAGCATTACGGAGACATTCTGGACGAAGAGGATCTGAACTTCAAGATAGAGCTCAAAGAGGAAACAGACGCTACGTCCAGCGGTATCACCGGAGCGGATAACTATGCGGAAGGCGAGAAAGACAAGCTGGACAGCGATTCAACCGCGCAATCCGAGCCGGAGAACATCTGGGAGATCGATGCCTGGATGCTCAAGACCGGTGACGAAGATTGGGTGGTAAGGCCCGGCCCGGATGGGTTGCCGCAGGCCGAGCCGATTGAACTCGACAAGGAAAAGAAAAAGGACCTTAAGGCCGGGGATGCCATAGAGGATGGCGTGTACTGGCCGAGAAAGCTCGAAAAGAGAATCCACCGCTTTATTATCGGTAAGAAGCTCATAGAGGAGCAGGAAAACCCGCACGGCATGGATGCAGACGGAAACCCGGTGCTGCCTGTTATCGCTATCAGAGCACAGCGAACCAGAAACTCGTATCCCATGAGCCCTACTGCATATGCTAAAGACCCGAACAGACAGCTCAACAAGGCTACGCTGCAATTCGCCCATGCCATAGCGCACCTGGCGAACGCTCCTATTGTACGGCCTGCACAGGGAACAAAGTGGAAGGGAGAGCCCGGAACCCCCGGCTCAGAGCTATTGGTAAGCCAAACCTCTGCCTTTACCCCGCAGCGGCTACAGGCCGGTTCCATTGATGCCAATAAGTTCCTGGAGATCCGGCAAATGGCAGAGGCCGACATTAACGATATGTACGACATTCACGATGTTATGCGGGGCAAAGTTCCCGAAGGAACCGACCCCTCCGGGCGTGTTGTGCTGGCCCTTCAGGATATGGGCGGCATGATGAGCAAGCCCTTTCTGAGAGTCCTGGAAGCTGCGCTCATACGGCTGGCCAAAGTCAATATCGCCATGATCCTGAAATACTGGCCTCGCTATATGTGGGAGCGCCTATTGGAAGAGGATGAATGGCGAAAGTGGATGCCCGATGAGGAAAAGGCCAAGCTGGGCGAAGAGATGGAAGAGCCTGACGAGGAGATGCAAGAGAAGATACAACGCAAATGGGAAGATGCCCTTGAGAAGATACGTCCGGCAGACGCGAGCAAGCCCCCCGGGATTAGCTTGATCGATCTGGACGTTAAACTCACCGCCGGCTCGTCTCTGCCAACCAATAGGATAGCAAAGGCGCAGTTGGCAATGGAATACGTAGAGGCCGGTATCTACGATGCCGAGGCCGCACTTGAGTATGTTGATGATCCGAATAAAGACAAGATAGCTGCCCGTATGAAGAAGAAAGAAGAGATGATGATGCAGGCAGGAGCCCTAAAAAAATGAAAGGAGGAAAGCCATGGTAACGCCAAAGAAACCCAAAGAGGTTGAGATCAAAGGCGAGGTTCTGTTCAAGAAGGTTGACCGTCTCGCTTCCTATTTCGAGCTGGAGCAGGACGAGAAATATCTTGCCAACCGAACTTTTACCTTAGATCGATCAGTGGTGCCGGACGACTACGAGCCCGAGAAGTACGAAGTTACCGGCGAGTATAGCATCAAGATCAAAGTAACGGAAAAGTAACCGACTTGACCCGGTAGGTCATGCAACATAGGCCCCTTCACAGCCTGAATGTGATGCGAAAGGAGTAATTCTCATGGGAGATGAAGAATTCAGCAAGGAAGAATTGGAGATACTAGGCGAATCCGAAGAGGAATCGGGACAGGATACCCAGGACACCTCGGAGGATAAGGGAGAATCGCAAGAAGAAGAGTCCAAAACCGAGCAGACCACCGAAACCGAGGAAGCAGAAACCGAGGAGACGGAGCAGGAAGAGGAAGAAGAAAAAGAGAATATGGTGCCTCAATCCCGCGTGGATCAGATCGTGCGGGAACGAGAGGAAGAGAAACGGAAAAACGACCTTTTGAGGCGTGATCCCCAAGCCTATTACGAAAAGTATCCTGATGAGAAGCCGGAAGAGAAGGAAACGGAGACAGCACAGACGACTTTTGCAGATGTGGCTCACATGCGCGTCCAGGGCGGAACCTATAACGGTAAAACCCTTCAGGAAGTCTATGATGCCGACCCGTTCACTGCTATGGCCATTTACAACGATTACCGTGACGAGCAACGCGAAACCCAGCGGAAAACGGTTGAAACACAAGAGAGGCTTAAACGGGAATCGGAACAGGAGGTTAATACCTTCACCGAGAAGATGGCCCATGAGATGTTCGGCAAGGAAAAGGATAACCTTGAAAGCAAGGAAACCAAGCAGCTTGATACCTTTATTGACGGAATCCTGAACTGGATGGAGGAAACCGGCAGGGCTAATACAATGGCCGATGCCTACATCCTCATGAACCACGAGGAGATCCTGAAGGCTGCACAGGTGAAAAGCACCAAGGCCCTCATTGACGGATTGAGCAAGGGAACCGTGAAGAGCGCTACCACGCAGAAATCCGATGAGGAAAAAACAGGATACGGCAGGTTTATGGAGTATTCGGAACAGCAGCTCGCAGACCATATCGACAGTTTGAGTGACGCTGAGATGGACAATTTCATCAAGAATGCTCCGGCGAAACTGAAAGAGAAACATCCAAAAGCGTTTGCGGCTTGGGATTAACGCTGAGAGAGGTCATTAGACAAGGAGGTTTTTCTAATGGCCGACTGGACTTTTACGACCGCAGATGCCCTCACAGCGCAGACCTGGGCAAAGAGGTGGTGGATAGAGGCCAAAACCGAGTCCTACTTCTTCAGCCAGGGTTTTGTCGGCGCAAGTGAGGAAACTAATATTATCGTTGAGTTCCCGGATCTCGAAAGAGAGCAGGGGTATCAACACACCTTCGGGCAGGTCAGAAACCTGAGCGGTGCCGGTATCAGTGGCGACAATATCATGGAGGGGAACGAGGAAGTTCCCAACGTCTATGACGATGCAATTACGATCAACCAAAAGCGTAATGCCGTCAGGACAAAGGGTAAGCTCTCCGATCAGTACCCTTCGGATAAGGCAGTTCGCCAGTGGGCACGGCGCTTGCTCAAGAGGTGGAAGGCCGACACTATCGACCAGGATATGTTTGACGCTATCTGGGATAGCCCGACCAAGGCTCTCTATGGCGGGGATGCTACGGGTACGGGAGACATCGAGGCAGGCGATTACATGACGCTGGCCCTGATTTCCAAGGCCGTTGCATACGCCAAGAAAGCCACCCCAAAGATCATAGGCACACCGGCAGGCGGAAGGCGCTGGTTTGTATGTGTCATGTCTCCGGACCAGGAATTTGACCTCAAGGAGCGTGACGCTGCATGGAGCCAGGCGCAGAGAGAAGCGCAGAAACCCGGCCCCGATAATGCACTTTTTACCGGGGCAATCGGACGGTGGAATAACACGATCCTGCATGTGCATGAGCGCGTGCCCACCGCTACCACCTGGGGCGGAGCGTCAAATCTGAACGGAGCAAGTGCCGGGTTTATGGGTGTCGGATGTGCGGGAATCGCCTATGCCAAGCGCAAGGTTTGGAATGAAAAAACCTTTGACTATGGCAATAAGGTTGGTTTCTGCATCGGCGCGATTTACGGCATGACCAAGGCCGTGTTTAACGCCGCCGATAATGCGTTTGTTGTTATCCGAACCTACCGGACCAATAACTAATGATCTTTGGGTGGATAGCTGAAAGCTGGCCGCTGAATGCGAAAAGGGGTAACTCCCGGCCCCCTTCCGCCCATTGACTACCGGGGATATGGGGAGAAAGAAGATGGCACAAGGAAAACTCACAGATCCGGCTGAGAAGGCCACAAAGGAAAAGGAAGATAAGACGTTGGAGCAGGAGATGGAATCGCTCAAGGTAGAAGGTCTTACCTTAGATGATTTCCGGCCTGTTCCGCAGCATGTAGCACGGGCGGCACATCCGTTTGACGGCTACCCGGAGCGCAAGATTACAGTAACTATAGACGGGAAGGAGCGGGAATTGAACGTCACGCACGTTGTCGCTGTCAATCCCAAAGAACCGGAATACCAAGACCCGTCCGGCCGGGGTGTTATCATCCAGAAGAAGGTCGGAAAGGGCACCCGCGAGGAGCGCGTTACGATTAAAAGCGCTCACAGCAGGCCGGTTCGGGATTACGAAAACGGCGGCATTACCATTGATTGTGTCTTTGACCGCGAGATCCCGCTTGCCGATGGGACCACCATGACACGGTGCTGCCTTGTACCCAGCCATTCCGCACGGGCTCAGATTTGCTTCAAGCTCGACATACGCGAGGGCAGGATACAGGTCGACAATCGCTATGTGCTTCCTGACGGAAAGCAAGTGAACCGCCTTCGCCGGGTCTATGAGATGATCGTGAATCCTCAACTGAAGGCCGAGAATCTGGCCCGGTGGGTAGCAGGGGAAACCCCTGAAGAGCCTACCGAACTGGTTGAGGAAGAATAGAGGTATAAACGATGGCGAATATACATCCAGAGATCAAGCCGAACGGGGTTAGTGATAAGTACCTCATTGACCTGATGTATATGCTTCAGCAGTCCATGTATGGCCTTTGCCTGAAGTTAGATACTGAGGGCACCGGACTGACAACCTATGTGGCGAATTGCTATACGGCGATATTCCATACGCAAGTGTGGGATTACCGGGGCAACAAAACCCAAAACGTGACTACGGTCGATCACATCATCATGCCCAGCGGAGGTTTATCTAATGCTGCTCTGATCCAGTGGCTTTATGACTGGATTAACGGTTTTGAGACGCTTGTAGAGCAGTTGGACGGTGACGCTGGTATTACTGATGATAACGACTATGAGGACCTTTGCTACGAGGCTCTTGTCCTACCGTACATCTTTGAAAGCGGCAGGTACGATCAGCAAACGATTCTCGGCAACACGGATTCAACGGGTGGTTTTACTACCATGTTGGACAGCGCGGGTACGCCCTGGGTAGTTACGAGGATAGGTCCGACAGGGAGGCCGACTGATAGAGTCCTGTGCGATTTGCTTTACGATATTATCAACGCATGGGAAACGCTGTGCGAGAAGATTGACGCAGATGCAGCGGCAGCCCCACCGGCAGCGAATAACTATGAGGCATTATGGTACACGGCCACGGTTCTTATGCGCGTAGAGAATAGCGCAGGCAATGTACTTGGCAACTCACAAACCCGTTTAGGCTAAGAAGGAGGTAGAAAGAATGACAAGGAAACTTTTAACTTTTGTGCTGGCAATAGCTCTTGTTTTCAGCGTTGCCATGACCGCACATGCAGGCTTCAAAGATATGTGGGCGCAGGTTTATTCCTGGGATGGCACACTGACCGCTGACGGCAAGATGGAGCTTACGAAAATAACCTCCGGTATTACGTATGCCGTTATGAAGGCAGATAGTGTCGCAACACTTGAAACGCTGTACTACTATGATTCTGATGCTATGACTTCACTTGCCAATCCGGTGAGCGGAACGAATTATGGCAGTGCCACTGTCGGCAACGATATGATTCGCTTTCGGGTCGATCCCGCAGAAACAAATGATGAGGCTGTGGATCTGATCGTGGTGGATCAAGCTGGCGGCTATACTGCGTTTGTAGAGGATTTTGACCAGTATACGCATAGCGTGATTATAGATGAGCGTCCGAACGTCCGGCATCATGGTTGCGCGTTTATCGTAACCACCGGATCAAGTACGGAAATAGATACCGGTATTCAATTCGATCGAGTAAGCGTTATTGACGCAATGCTCATCGAAGTCGGCACTGCTATGAGCGGCGGCGCGGGAAGTGCTGAAGTGAGCTTTGGGCTTGCCGGTGCAGGAACTGGCGGGGATGCTGATGGCTTTATCATTGATGAGGTGTTGGCAACCGCTGGCTTCCACGATCCATTCCGATCTGGTGTTAATACCAGCGTCTCACTCGTTACAGCGGGTGAAGGAATGGCAATTTTCGCGGAAGGAGCCGTGGGACCATTTATTGGATATATGTCAACAGGGACGAGTGACACGGCAGACAAACAAGGTATGCTGGTGAGGACTCCCAAAATCATACACGGAACTATCGAGCAGAGCTTGGTTTATATGTTCTCGACCAAGGAAGCCACTGATGGTTGGGGTTTACTGCATTTCTGGTTTACCCGTATTAGATAACCTTAAACCGGGGGCCTCGGAAACGGGGCCTCCGCCCTCAGAGAATATGAAGCGAAACCTGATCATATTTGCGATTCTCACGGCGACAATCTTGATTGTTTACTCCAATAGTTTGCTTTGCCCGTTCCATTATGATGATTCGGTCAACATCATTCGCAATAAGAATATTCACATGACCGAGTTTAATTGGGAGAGCGTCAAAGCGAGCTGGTTCGCCGGTGGAGCCCGAGGCGATATTTACCACCCCATTCTCTACCGCCCGGTGGCCATGTTCTCCTTTGCGCTGAATCATTATTTCCACGGCCTTGAGGTGCTTGGCTATCACGTTGTCAATGTCATTGTTCACATCATAACCGCCCTGTTTCTGTTTCTGTTTATCGTGCAGGTCTTGACCCTGCCAAAGCTGAAAGAGAAATATGGCGAGTATGCCTGGCAGATTGCCGGAATCGCTGCGCTTCTATGGGCCATTAACCCGGTACAGCTTACCAACGTGACTTATATCGTGCAGAGGCAAAACGCTCTCTGCGGGATGTTCTATATCGCAGGATTGTACTTTTATATTAAGGCTAGGAAGCGCTATTCGCTTCACCAGTACATTTTCTCAGGGGTAGCTATAGTGTTGGCTATGGGCAGCAAAGAAAACGCAATACTGGCCTTTCCTGCCATTGCGCTTTTAGAGCTTATGTTTTTCGGGATAACCAGGAAAAAGCTCTATGTGTTCGGCGGGTTTATCGTTGCCGGTTTTTTGCTCACGCTGGCCGTGCAGGGATGGGAGACATTCACGTTTTCACAACTGCAAACTGGTTTTGCAAAGCGTGATTTTACGATGGGCGAGCGGCTTCTCACGGAATCCAGGGCAATCGTATTTTACATTATGATTTTGCTTATTCCCTATCATGGGGCTCTTTCTCTTACGCATGTAATCCCTGTTTCCCGGGGTCTGTTTGATCCCCCTGAAACCCTCATAGCCTTGAGTATAATCGGCATTATCCTTTTGCTCACCGCACTCAAGACGAAAAAACAGCCGCTTATAGCGTTCTGTGTGTACTTCTTTTTCCTGAATCACTTAGTAGAGGGTACGATTATTCCCCTTGAGCTTATCTATGAACACCGGAACTACATACCGAGTTTCTTTTTTTTCCTGCCAGTAGCGATTGTGATTATTCACCTTTCCCGGCGCTATCTAAAGCAAGCCGTGATTGTGGCAACCGCAATGCTGGTGCTTTTCTTTGGGTTTAATACCTATGTGCAAAATGCCGCATGGCAAACGGATTTACGGCTGTGGGCAGATGTATGCAAAAAAAGCCCTGATCCCCGTTCGGTATTTAATTATGCCGGTGCAATGTGGCGGCTCGGCTATCATAAACAAGCCCTCAAATATTGGTATGTCGCTACATATTTTAATAAGTATTTTGGTACTGAGTACAGCACAAATAGCAAGATTATCCCTTATGGCCGGGTCATGCAGATGGCCAATCATAACGCTTTTATGCTCGATCAAATGCAGAAAGGGAAATTTAGACCTGGCTGGGCAGTAACTACACGATTTCCAGAACCCGGAGACGTAACTGATGGCTGATTACCTCACCTTTGCAGACATATACGGCGAAATAGAGAAGGTTATCAAACACTTCGATAGCTCCATGAGCACGATGGTCAAGGCCATGGCGAACATGGTCTACATGAATGAGCTTATGGTAGCTGATGACCTGTATCCCCTCTATTGGCTCGTGGACTTTGACGACACGCTCAAATCGGTGGCCCCGGCTACCATTACCGATATTACCTCGGCAAACCCCGGTGTGGTCACGGCAACCGCGCACGGTTTCGTTACCGGCGATCTTGTCTCGATCCACAGTGTAGCTGGTATGACCGAGGTAAACGACCGGATTTACTACATTACTTATCTGACGGATGATACTTTCAGCATCGTAGATACGAGCGGCTATACCGCCTACACCTCAAGCGGCACAGTACATCACAGGGGCAAGACCCTGGCAACGGCTGGAAAGAACGTGCAGAGAATCCTTGAGGCAGGCTGGTGCGACGAGGGGAAAATGGTTCCCATTACGCCAGAAGAGATAGAATCGAACACCAAGTACCATTACAACGACACGACCGGAAGGCCCGACCGATATTATCACGGCAAGGGCTTTTCTTCGGCAGGCGTAGAGACGAATCAAATGATCTGGTTTCCCGGAGCCGATCAGGAATATATTTTGCGCTACTGGCTTGAAGAGCGGGTATCCCCGCTTTCAGCGGATGCAGATGTACCGATCCTGCCTCCGGTCTTTCACCATGCAATTGTAGCCGGTGCGATCACGAGGCTGGTTGAGGCACAGGTGCAGGTAGATAATGCCGTGGTGTGGCCGAACATATACAAACAGCAGATCAGGGCGTTGGTGAATTTCAACCGGCGATACTACGAGGAACATGAGAAGGAGAAACGGGAGAAGCGGTATTTAATGTAATGTACTGTTATGTGCAGCTAAACCGGCATTTAAGGTGCCGTAACCAATGAATAAAGGCTTTCGGGCATCGGGCCAGAAATGGCCTACAACGAGGGCACCTATGGCAGTGAGAGAAAAATATATTTCAGGTTGTTCTTCATCGACAGCAGGATTGATTTCCCAATTGGCAGGATTCTTGAGCATCTTAGTGGTGGTGTAATAATCGGCGAAATGAGCGAGACAGAAATAACCGGCAGAGATTTTCTCTTGTTTTGTCCAGGGTCGCGGGGCAGCACAGGAAGTCAGTAGAGTAGCGATGATAAAGAATATCACAGCTAATTTCACGCTAAGGAGAATGATACCATAAAATGAAGAAGATTACAACCTTTTTAATTCTCTTGCTTATCGGCCTCAGCGTTTACGCCTTTGCTTCGAGCTTCAAGCCTTACTCGTATCCTTTTATCGGACGCTGGCAACCGGCAGAAGATCCCCGCCTGATTGACGACTATGGCTTTCAGGATATTCAGAACCTCAGAAAAGAGGGCAAACGCCTGAAGGGTGTCTCCGGGCATAGCAAGATAAACACCACGCCTTTTGATACCGATGAGCAGTATCCCGCTAATGCCTTCCATTTCAGAAAAGACAATCCCGCAGAGAGCCACGTGCTCATTCTTGCAGTAAGCTCTAATCTGGATGCCGAGGGCAAGATTTGGGATAACACCACAGCTATTCCCACGGCGGGGGATTTCGTTGGCACGGAGATTTATACTGATGTGTCCGGCGCTGGCCTCGGACGCTTCTCTATGGCTCCCCAGGGAAACATGATCTATTGCAACGGTGAGGAAAGCGTGATTTGGGGAGGTGACGAGCAGCTACCTACGGCCTTTATCGTTACCTACACGACCGTTGAGGATGAAGTAGAACAGCCAAAAGACTACACAGACAGGATCAGAACCAGCCTCGATGAGAAGGATGAGGTAGCGTGGATCGGCGGGGGAAATGATGCGTATACCAAACTCCTGATGCACATGAATGGCACAACTACAGAGTTTGCCGATGCTACTGGAGTACATGCACCGAACGCCAATGATAATGCCGAAACAACCACAGATCAAAGCAAGTTCGGGCCAAAGTCAGCGGTTTTCGATGGCACGGATGATTTTGTAGACATAGCTGATCATGCAGATTGGTTTATGGATACTGGCAAGTTCACGATTGATTTTTGGGTAAGGTTCGATGATCTTCCTGCTGCGGGCCTTAAAGAAGGACTTTTCCGACAACATGATGATGCTGATAATTACGTTTTATTCTTTTTAGATAATACAGCCGGAACATACAGGCTTTACTATTATCAAGAAGATGCTGCTGACGGCTTTTCTTTTGGCAGAGTATGGACCGGAGTTACTACCGATACATGGTATCATATTGCTTTGATCCGTGGATGGAACGGTGTTGCAGATAGTTGGGTATCTGTGGTTGACGGCACTGTGCTTGGCACTGTGGAATCAGAAACAGATGATTGGCCTGATTTAGCAGGATCTTTTGAGATTGGAAATTACAATGATGCATCTGCTTGGATGGACGGCTGGATAGACGAGTTCCGCGTCTCCAAAGGCATAGCCCGCTGGACCTCAAACTTTAATGTCCCTGTCCGTGCCTATGTTGACGCTTCCCTCCACTGGCTTGTCGGCTACACCCGCCCATTGCAAGGAGTCAAGTTCTATCTTAAAGATGTAAACAATCAGGCCGGAGCTACCATTACGGTTGAAGAATGGAATGGCTCATCGTGGACAGACCTCTCCATAACCGATAGCACCAACGGCCTCGCAACCTCTGAATCGGTCACCTGGCCCTCAACCGTAGACACCTCAAAGCCAAAGTATTTAGAAGGGCAACTCCTCTACTGGTATCAATTCCATATCGACAAGGGAGACGCTACCATCTATCAGGTCACGGTAGACGCTCCCATGCAGGATATTACGAACACCTTGGACGGCGCAGAAGAAACGATTGCTTCCTGCAAAACGTATATTGGCGGAGTCACAAAAGAATATTCAGACGAAGCAATGGATTTGGATTGGAATAGTGTTGTGCTTTCAAGCATGACTACCTCAGAGTATTTTTATGTTGGTTTTGTGAACCCGCAACAAGGGTGCCATTTTTATATTGAACCGGATGGAACTCACGAAAACAGCAATGTTGCCTCCGTTACGATAGATAGATGGACAGGCGATACATGGGAAGTGATTTCTAACGTAGTAAACTTAGCGGGAGAGAATAGCACATACAATCAATCTGCTGTTATCCATTGGGATGCGGCGAATCGCGGAGAAGAATTTGAACGTAGTCTTGAGGGGAGTGCTCCATTTTTCTATTATCGTTTTGGCATTGGTACAGGGCCTCTTGATGGCGATACGGAAATAGATCAAATTACTGGCATCCCCGTTACCTATCCCATCAAAGGCTATAAGTTTCCCGGCTTCTACGGGGGCAGGTCATTTCTGTTCAATCAGACCGTAGGAGAGCAAAACAAGGCCATATACTCCGCTTACAATGCCCCGGATATTTGGAATGGGGACGATTCGGGGAGCTTCTA